ATGTAGTTCTCTTTACTATTACTCCAAAGGGGTATGAAAACTTAGCCATTGGTATTGCAGACTTACGTAGATACGTAAAAGACCAACAAGCTATAATAGCTTACTATGAAGAAGCATTAGCCGAAGAGCCGGTATCTTCACCTCCTGCAGAATAGCTTATTCTATTATACACTAATTCTCCACCTTGTACACCTATAAAACGTATAAAAAAAATATTTTTTTACAATATATAGTATTTACATTGGTGGAAAAACATATATAATAGAACCAACTAAAACAATCATACAATAAAAAAATTAGTCTCTAGATAATCTGATTTAGAGCTATGCCTTTTGTACGCATATGGAGTAATACATGCTATTCGAAGAACAAATCTCACGTAAACCCGATTTATACCCATGGACTAAACAGTTCGTCGATGCCATTTGGCAAGGTTTCTGGACGCCTGATGAATTTAATTTTAGATCAGACTATTCGCAGTTTAAAAGCGATTTAACAGAAGAGGAACAAGAAGTAGTTGTCCGTGCACTTTCGGCTATTGGCCAAATTGAGGTTGCAGTGAAAACGTTTTGGGCAAACATCGGCGATAAGATGCCGCACCCATCTATTCGTGATCTTGGGTATGCTATGGCTAATTCAGAAGTCATTCATAACTTGGCATACGAAAAACTATTAGATATTTTACATTTGACTGACGTCTTTGAAAAGAACCTTGAAGAAAAAGTAATTAAAGGCCGTGTAGATTATTTGCGCAAGTATTTAAAGCGTGAATATAAAGATGAAAAGAAACAGTACATTTATTCTATTATCTTGTTCACGCTCTTCGTAGAGAATGTAAGCTTATTCAGCCAGTTCTATATTATTATGCATTTTAACCGTAATAAAGCTGTACTCAAAGATTGTGCTCAGCAGGTACAATATACCCGTAACGAAGAAATGCTACATGCCCAAGTAGGTATCAAGCTTATTAACACAATGCGTGAAGAGTATCCAGATTTGTTTGACGAAGAAATGGAAGCTCGTATTCGTGAAGAATGTGTAGACTCACTGAAAGCTGAAAGCGCCGTGATTGATTGGATCATGAGCGAATACTCGTGTGAAGGCCTTAGTGCCAATATCCTGAAATCGTTTATTGCGAAACGTATGAAAGATTCACTTGATCAAATCGGATTTGACTCAAGCGAGATCTACTATAACCAGCACCATATCGACCAAACTTATTGGTTTGACGAAGAATTACTTGGCGCTAATATGACAGACTTCTTCCAAAAGCGTCCAGTTGAATACGCAAAGGGAAAAGGTATTACTGCAGACGATTTGTTTTAAGGAGAAATAGAATGATTGATACAACAGAAAACTGGTGGTGGGCAAATGAAGACTCACGTTTATTTTTAAGCCGTGGATATATTGATGGCAATATGACTCTTGAGGAAAGAGTGCGTGAAATAGCAAAGTCTGCAGAAACTATTCTCGATGCCGAAGGTTTCGCAGATAAGTTCTATCATTATATGAGCCGCGGATATTACTCGCTATCATCTCCAGTGTGGTCAAACTTTGGTACAAAAAAAGGTTTGCCTATTTCTTGCAATGGTGTATTCATCGAAGATTCTATCGATTCTATTTTATCAAAAGTCGGTGAAGTGGGAATGCAAACTAAAATGGGCGCAGGTACCTCTGCGTACCTGGGTGACCTACGCCCCCGCGGGACAGAAATTAAATCTGGTGGTTCAGCTGACGGCCCAGTACATTATGCTAATATGTTCGAAACTACTGTTGATATTATTTCACAGGGTAATGTACGTCGTGGATCTATGGCGGTATATCTTGATATCGAATCACCTGACGTTATGGAATTCTTAGAGTGCCGTGAAGAAGGATCTTCTATTCATAATCTATCTCTTGGTGTTTGTGTCTCAGATAAATTTATGTCAGAAATGATTGAAGGTGATAAGGCAAAAAGAGAAGTATGGGCAAGAGTTTTACGCAAGCGGCGCGAATCAGGATATCCATATATATTTTTCTCGGATACTGTAAACAACAACGCTCCTCGTGCTCTACGTGAAACCGGAAAGCGCATCTGGGCCTCTAACCTATGTTCTGAAATTGCCCTTCCGTCATCTATAGATGAGTCGTTTGTATGTAACTTAGCATCAATGAATGCCTTAACTTTTGATGAATGGCAACACACTGATGCGGTAGAAACTATGATTTATTTCTTAGATGCTGTGATGGAAGAATATATCGACAAGACTGCTAATATTAAATTTATGGAATCATCTCATAACTTTGCAAAGAATTGGCGTGCTCTTGGTCTTGGTATTCTTGGATGGCATTCTTATCTACAATCTAAAATGATTCCTTTCGAAGGCCTGCAAGCACAGATGGAATGCATTAAGATGGGTAAGTTTATCGATGACAAATCGTTAGCTGCCACAAAAGAACTTGCTGAAGAGTATGGCGAACCAGTAGGAATGTTGGGATACGGCGAACGTAATCTTACTCGTTCTGCAATTGCTCCAACTACATCGTCATCGTTTATTCTTGGGCAAGTATCACCATCAATCGAACCTCTCGCTTCTAATTATTTTACTAAAGATTTGGCTAAAGGTAAATTCACCTATAAGAATCCATTTTTAAAAAATCTTTTAGCAGAAAAAGGTAGAGATGATTTTGAAACATGGGAGACTATTCTTATTCGCGGCGGGTCTGTCCAGCACTTAGATTTCTTAAGCGATGAAGAAAAATCAGTATTTAAAACGTTCAGTGAAATCACTCCATTGTCTATTGTTCAACAGGCTGCTACAAGACAGAAATATATAGATCAAGCCCAATCGCTTAATCTTATGATTCATCCTGAAGTTTCAACGAAGGATGTGAATGCACTACTTATAGAAGGTTGGAAATTGGGCGTAAAAACATTTTACTATCAACGATCAGCAAACCCAGCACAAGAACTAGTAAGAGATATTATGGCTTGTGCATCATGTGAGGCATAAATGGAAGAAGAAACCTATTGGACAGAATGTGAAATATGCGATAATGTTGTGAAGGTAGTCGTCATCGAAGGTGACGACTCCCCCGCAATATGTCCTATGTGCGGAGAAATGGCAGACTTTAAAGAGATAGACGAATGATATATAGTTCTATAACGGAGCTATATAATGTGGTACTATCAAGATAAAGAGTTTAACGAAACGCCTGAAGAATATCAGGGATTTGTGTACTGTATAACTGAAAAAGATACTGGTATGAAATATATCGGTAAGAAGTTTTTCTGGAAACCTAAAATTTTACCAAAAAATTCAAAACGTAAAAGACGTGTCAGAACACGAGCAGAATCTGATTGGCGTAAATATTTTGGCTCAAGTAAAGAAGTCAAGCTTTTGGTAGAAGAGAAGGGCGAAGATAATTATCATAGAGAAATATTAAAGTTATGCAAAACAAAAGGCCAATGTAATTATTACGAGATGAGATACCAATTTAAATATGACGTATTATTAAAACCTGAAGAATATTATAACGCTTTTATTGGAGGAAAAATTCATAGAAAGCACATTTTAAGTGTACATTCAGACGACGACGTGTTAGAATAGGCTTATATACTAGGAGATTATTATGATTCTTATTGACTATAGCGCCATTGCAATCAGCAATATCGTAACACAAAAGCTAGATATACAAGAAGATATGGTTCGCCATATGATTCTGAATTCTATTCGTATGTACCGTTCTAAGTTTAAAGAAAAATATGGTGAAGTCGTTATTGCCGGTGATGCAGGAAACAATTGGCGCTATGGTGCATTTCCTCAATACAAAGCTGCACGTAAAAAGAATCGTAAAGAATCTAAGATGGATTGGCAGGAAATCTTTCGTATCATTAATTTGGTATGGGAAGAACTTGGTGAAAACTTTCCTTATAAAACTATTAAAGTCGATAGGTGCGAAGCTGATGACGTTATTGGTGTATTGGCGTATAATACTCAAGAATTTGGTAAGCATGAAGATGTGATGATTATATCTGCAGATAAAGACTTTGCTCAGCTGCAGAAATTTAATAACATATCACAGTTTTCTCCTATGACTAAAAAGTTTATTAAAGAAGAGCATCCAAGAAAACAGTTACTTGAACTTATACTGAAAGGCGATACATCTGACGGTGTACCTAACGTTCTAAGCGGAGATAATGTTTTTGTGGATGGTTCACGCCAAACTCCTCTACGCAAGCCAATCATTGAAGCTCTAATGAATGATCCGTCGTCTCAAGGCCAAGAAGTTCTACGTAACATGCAAAGGAATAGAGAGCTTATAGATTTAGAATCTACTCCTCAAGAACTAAAAGAAGAAATTATATATAGATTTGAAGAACAGGATAAATGGTCTAATCGCGATAAAGTCTTTCCATTTTTAGTTGAAAAGAGATGTCGCAGATTGATCGATGATATTGGAGATTTTATTTAATGGTTGAAAAAGTTTCATTACAAGTCTGGGAAATTATTGAAAAAGCCCGGAATGAAAAAACTAAAAAAGGCAAAATCGAAACGCTTCAACAGCATGAATGTTGGGCTCTAAAAGATTTGTTAAAAGGTACATATGACGATATAGTTAGGTGGAATCTTCCGCCTGGTACACCGCCGTATGAGCCAAATAAAGAAGAAAGTACGCCTAGCTCTCTTCATAAACATCATAAGAAATTTAAACATTTTGTTAAGGGTCTTGCCGGTGACAAGTTACCCGGGGTTCGCCGCGAAAAAATATTTATCGATATGTTAGAAGCGATTCACCATAAAGATGCTGAATTAATAATTAATATGAAAGACAAAGAGAATATTGGTGGTGGTATCACCAAGAAATTAGTTCAGGAGGCATTTCCAAATTTAATTCAAAAGTAACAGGAGATTGTATGCCAGCGCAGTTTGAAAGACTCGAACGAGATGTGTTAGAATTAGAAACTTATATTGAAAAACTCAAAAACAGAAAGCGAGTGGATGAAGGATTAATTAATAAGTTAACCCGAAAAATAGAGTTTTTAAGATGTCACATAGCTGATAAAAAATTAATGATTGCTTAGGAGGTGCTGGCCGGCCGGATTATTCCGGTCGGTCACTACAAAAATAAAATGCCAACATATACTTTAAAAGATACTAAAACCCTACAAGAGTTTGATGTTACTTGCTCATGGGAAGAATTACAAGAAAGAATCGATCATATGCCTGATCTTGTGCAGGTAATGAAAGCTCCTAAAATTATTGGAGGAACAGGAGATATGTATTCTCGTATTCCTTCTGGATTTAAGGACGTACTGAGTCGTGTTAAAACTGGGTCTGCTAAAAATAATACTATAAAATGAAAAAAAATAATTCTTTGACTGTAAAGCTCGATGATCTTTTAGAATACGAGCCGATCACTCTAAATCAAAAAGCCGCGTTTGAAGCTTGGGACGATGAGGATAATCTTGTTTTAGCTGGTTCTGCGGGAACTGGTAAAACCTTTATTGCAATGTACATGGCGCTTGAAGATCTACTTGATCCTGATAGCGTACATAGAAGGTTGATTATTATAAGATCTGCGGTACCCACAAGAGATATAGGATTCTTACCCGGTAACGCAGAAGAAAAGAAAGATATGTACACTATTCCGTATAGGAACATCTGTACCGAGCTTTTTAATGATAAGGCTTCTTGGAATAAATTAATTACGAACAACAATATTATGTTTGAATCTACTTCGTTTATTCGCGGAGCTACGTTTGATGATTCTATTATCA